CAGAAGAAGGTAAACAATGGGGTAGTTTCGACTACTCACAACAGGAGCCTAGGCTTGTTGCTCACTACGCTGCATCTGTCAATGACCATTTTGAAGGTGCAGCGGAGTTCATAGAAGCATACAAAAATGAATCTGCTGACTTTCACCAGATCGTAGCTGATATGGCTGATATTACTAGAACTCAAGCTAAAACAATTAACTTAGGTCTATTCTATGGTATGGGAAAGGCCAAATTAGGTAAAGAATTAGGTATCAATAAAGATAGAGCTGAAGCACTACTTAGACAGTATGGAGAGAGAGTACCATTTGTTAAAAGATTAGCAACTGAGGTGACCAACAGTGCCTCTAAATATGGCTTTATAAGGACCATAGGAGGCCGTAAATGCCGATTTGACATGTGGGAGCCTGCTACCTTCGGAATGAATAAAGCTATGCAATATGAGGAGGCTAAGGCCATATATGGAAATAACATCAGGAGGGCTTTTACTTATAAGGCTTTAAATAGATTAATCCAAGGATCAGCAGCAGATCAAACTAAACAAGCTATGATTGATTGCTACAACGCAGGGTTTAAACCATTACTTCAAATACATGATGAATTATGTTTTTCTATTGAGAAAGAATCAGATGTAGAAAATGTAAAACAAATTATGGAGAAAGCAATTGATACATTAAAAGTACCATCAAAAGTAGATATTGCACTTGGTAAATCTTGGGGCGAGGCTAAAGAATAATTTAGAGCGCAGAAGTCTTAAGGTAAAAGTTTAATTTTTTTTAAGCTAGATTAAAACTTAACTAGCTATATCTAGAAGACCCTTTTTAGCGTCTTCAACACTCTGATCATTAATCTTTTTTCTTAGATCTTTGATCTCTATATCCATCCACTTCATATCAGTAGTCACTCTACCCTGTGCTAACGCTTGTGTTGCCCACTTGGACTCCAACTGAAGTTTTTGAGATATCAACTTTTGTAGTGCCATCTCGGTCTACCTCCTCAAAGGTTAGAATTAAAATGTTGGGATCATGGAAACCAGCACCTTGATTCTCTATTACATCTCCTGAGTCAACCTTCTTAACAAAACACTCAAGAGCGGCCTTATCGTTCTCAGCCTCAAGCATCTCATTAAGATATATATTTTTATAGTTTGCTTGGACGCGATATAGCTTCATAAGGTATTATATAGCAAAATGTGATGTTATTGCAACAGTATGGTTTAAGTAGTGCTTAATTCTTTGCATTCGAATCTAAGAGCTAATTTTTGTTGATTTACAACGTTTTTATCTAATTTATCAAATGTTGATTGTACTAAATCATAACCTGCTTTTGAGCATTCAGACCAACTATTGTACACTTTTTTAGGATACATCATATTTGGACACGTTTGTGTGACTACACTACATAGATGTAAAATTAGTAAAAACTTCATATTATCCTATATTATCCTACCTTATTATTTGCTTGCATATCCCATTAAAATGTTTATATATAAATTACATTAATACTAACAAAGAGGAGGCCATATGGCAACACAAGACAACCAACCACTGGTGCTACAAAATGAGTGGGAAGTAAAAGAAAAAGATAAGTTTACATCAAGTGCACAAAACTTGACTGTAACTTTTAACAAGGCAACAGACGAGATTACTTTATTAGTGAACAACGAAGTTTACAAAAAACTTAAAGTAAAAGATGCGCTTAACGGCAGTATAAAGTTTCATGATGCTGTTGGTACTATAATTCAAAAATTTACAATGTGGGGTTTTGATGCCAAGTAAATCAGACTCACAAGTATTCAAGGATTGGAGTACGAAAGTAGATGAACTTTTATCACGGCTACCGAAAACTACAATTGATGGCCAACCGTTGGAGTATCAAGACGATGAGTACCAAGACATGATGAGAAAATTACAGCAGTGTTCAATGAACTTTGAAGACATGCCAATTTATCCTATCAACGAAACTATTGCTAATAAACTTATACAAGATCAGATGAGGGGGGCCGATGAAAGACCTGATATTTAGTATGATGTTTATTGCATTACTAACCATTATCCCTGCAAAAGTATTATTATTTATTTTTGCATCACTGGGATATTTCATGTTCTATTAACCAAGGAGGAAAATATATGAACAAAGCTATAAATAATAAATTTTTTGAAACTACTAATTATAGTAAATTCAAAAAGACTAGAGGTAACAGACCTGTAGATGAAGCACACGTGCAACAACTTAAAAAGTTGATTGAAGAAAAAGATTTATACGACCCAATTCGTGTAAATAAAAATATGGAGGTCATTGATGGCCAACATACTTTAGAAGCCAGAAAGCAATTAGATTTAAAAATTCCATATATCATTATGGACTCTGATGATCCATTGGATGTGGCTAGACTTAACACAGGTCGTAAGAACTGGTCTATGGAAAACTATTTAGATCAACACTGTGCAAGAAATAAAATGGACTACCGTATTTGTAGAAACAAAATGCAGCAATACGGAATTAATGTTGCA